CATTAACATAATTGACAACACCAACCAGCTCAGCTGAACTTGCCATAAACTTGTGATTTTCTGAAAATGCTGGAATGCATATCCTGCCAGAATCGTCAGAATGTATCAACGTCGAAATCTCACGGAAAGGAGCTCTCTCACCGATTAAAAGATGCAAGTCTATAGCTCTTGATACATTAGCATGGAAGAGGCTGGATGTAGAATTAAGTAGACCTTGAAACATCCCCTCCGCGGATAAGAAAGATTGATCCTTCCAAGAAAATTCAGGGTCATTCTCAAATAAATAAAGGACTTTCAGCCTAATGGAAATAATTTTGTTCAGACTCTCTTGGTCAGGCATTATTAAAAAGAAACGCTTCCCTTCAGGGGTCAGCATATCTACCGGAACATTTGCTGGATTGCCACAATTGAAACCATCTTTGACTAGATTCTTGGCTTCTAATCCAAAATGCTCTAAATCTGTTTTTAATTTTTGTACCCCAATTGAAAAAGTGTCAGGGATCTTAAAGTTTTTGGTTGATAAAGAGGAAAACATCAAGGCAATAAAAGGGAGAACCTTTTCAGGATAATATAAGGACACATGTAAAAAAAGATTGTGAGGCATCATACTGGGTCCCCATGTGCTACTATCTGAACTCTCATATATTTTAGGACCTTTTGTCAAAAGAGAATTCCTAAATATCTCTTCAACTAAAAGTTCTTTATCCTGCCCTATCTGTGAGATCTTCAAAACATCTCTTTTATCTTTGCAGATTGTGGAAATATGCACAGTGACCTTATCACTAGGTACATCTATTGCTTGGCAAACATGTTTCCCAATAAAATTGCAGGAAGCTATCTCTCTAACTCCAACTTGATCCTTTGCAAACATTTTGGCCATGAACTTTTGCAATTTCCAATTCTTGGACAAAAGGTATTGGAGAGAATTGCTTCCTTCGAGTGTAAGACGTCTTAAAGTTCTTGAAGTTGGGGTTGGTTTCTTTCCCAATAACCCTGTTTTGGATCGACTCTGTGATATACCTTCTTTAGAGTAGAGTGCTACTTTCCAAGCATAATCAGATTGATTGACTATTTTACCATTATGAGCGGCGACCCTTCCTCCACCCAACCCTTCAGTACTTAAAAGACCTTTGGTATTACTCATGGAATCAAAAATTGTTCTGTGACCATCAAACAAAGAATTTTTTCCTGTCTTCTCATCTCTACAAACTGCATCAACTAATTGTCCCATAAAGATAATATTGCTTTCTTTAAGTAAATCCAGTATTTTAATTGGTGATTGTTGTAAATTCAAATCATATCTCTTACAATACAAATATAAAAAGTTTGCAACGAGTATTTGCTCATTGCTTTTCCTGTTTGGAGCAAATAAATCAGATGAAGAACCATCCCCCCAGTTTTCCTTTGCCTTTGCCCTACAGGCCCTAGCTCTGAATAAACTCTCAAAT